GTAATCAACGCATGAACAGTTATTTGAAAGAAATTGCCGATGTGTGCGGAATTCATAAAAATCTTAGTACACATACCGCCCGTCATAGCTACGCCACAAGCATTTGCCTTGCAAATGGCGTGAGTATAGAGAATGTTGCTAAGATGTTAGGTCATGCAGATACAAGCGTAACATAAGGGGGGTAAAACGAAATGTGTAAAGACCTACTGATAGGGAAAATGACCATACAATAAGAATATCAATAAGTTAGACGGGTGAAGGGTAAGAAGAGTGTGCAAAACGAAAAGTGGCACAGGCTTTACACTGGGCTTACATCGGTGGCCTGTTTTGAACGGTTTTTAAACGGTTGCTTTACATTGGAGCTTACACCGGTTTAATATTGGGCCTGTACGGGCGCAAACGGGGCGCACAGGGGCGTTTTGTTAGCTCGGATGGACATTTGATTGTCAGAGTGGTAAAGAGGTTTTAAACGGCCTCTTTTCTTTTGCCTGATTTTGGCTGTGATGGTGGAAAATATTTCTTTGATTATTCCAAATAATTATTATTTGGTATATTTGCGAGAAAGAAAATACCAAATCGTTATGACAAAAGTTATTCATGTGCATTTACTTTACGAGAAGAAGAATTATTATTTTGGCAGCCTTTCAGCCATCTTCGACGTACTGACGGAGGCAGAAGTCGGGATTACCAAAAGCAGCCTTTTGCATGCTGGATTGACGGATGGTGGCTGCAAGATTACCAAACGGGCGATGATTATCCAGTCGCACCTAATAAGAAGTTGTAAGTAGTTGTTTTATTAGTGTTTAAGTCGTATTCAAACGACTTTCTTTGTGATAGCGGGTTTCCTACCGGTTTGAACGGTCGGAAATACCGCTTTTTCTGTGTTGGTAATGCGCTTGGTAATGCGTTTAGTAATACATTATAGAGAAAACAAAAACGAAATGTGTTAATAGGTAATGCATTTGGTAATGCAAAACGCAGTATTTTAAGTGCCGAATAATAGGTATATAAGTCTATAATAATGACAAAATATGTCTTTTTAAAGCGTTTTCCCCCATATAAAAATATATGTATTTGTAAAATCAATAGTATAAAATATATCAAAATAAATTAGTAATCAATACTTTGACTAAAAAAGTCTATGCATACTACCTAATACAGCAAAAACTTTTCGAATCATACTAACAGGTATGTCTTGTTCTCTATATTCTGGGCTTTTGTTAGTTGGTATTAAGCGTACGAATCCCTCTTTGTCTGACATTCGAATACGTTTTACAGTACGATAGTCGTCTGTAATAATTCCATATATTTCTCCAGATGGCAAATATTCTATTGGCGAGGTCATTTCTTTCATAGCAATAAAATCACCGTTGTTTAATTCTGGTTCCATAGAATGTCCCGTAATATTACACCATATTACGCCTGGCTTATTATAGGGTTCAAAGTTAATGTAATAGTCAGGGTTTCTTGTTTGGTCATTAAAAACTATATCAAATCCGCCAATGAAATCTACATTATAATATGGAGCACCTTTGTATTTATAGTTAATCTCCGGCAAAATTTCTTCTTTCTCTTTTTGTGAGCAGGAGGTAATTCCTGTTAGAAGCCAATTGAAATCGATTCCTTCACATTTTGTGTATATGGCATCTATGTCAAAAGTAAGTCTGTTATACCAATTTGTAATAGTATTGGGAGCCACACCTAAAAAACGTGCTAAATCTGCATTGCCTCTTAATGAGTAATGCTCTTTGATTCGATCTAAAACAGCAGACTTATCGAGATTTTTTCCCATAATGTGAAATTTTTCTTGTTTTTATTTTGATTATTCCCAATTTGTGTGTAATATTGCAGTGTATTCAAAATATGAACACGCTTCAAAGATATGAAAAGGCGGCCATATAAACGAATATTAGAAGTAAAACTTAAAAATGGCAAAGGATATGAATGACGAGATTAAAGAATGGCAGACACAAAGCGTGAAGCACAAAGTCGCTTACGTGTTGATGATGGACGGTATCAGTTTCAGATACACAGAAGAGACCGGGATTGTGTTTTCTGCCCCCGATTTTTATGTAAAGAATCTTATCCGGCGCTTGATGAGCTGCTACGGCGTGAGTTTGAAACCGATTATAGACGAATATAAATAAGAAACGATGAAGGCAAAAGTGATTATCGCTCAGGCGACGGCAGAAACAGTCGGATTTCTTTACGAACTGGTTAAGAGGATGGCAGAGAAAACGGCTATCAAGGCTTATCCGAGTGTGGACTATCAAGCCGTGTTCTTCCCGGTAGATAAACACGACCTGTCTTTTGTGAAGCGGGTATTGGCAGATAGGGACTTTCTTTTTAAGGTGGAAAATGCTGAATAATAACATTAAAAATCAAGTATATGAAAGTAATTCGAAAGTCAGGTAACCGTAATAGTTGGCAAGAAATGGATATCGAGAGCCGTCAGGCCGTGTATTTAGCGGAACGATTGGTGGAGGATAAACGCGGCGTAGAAACCGGAGGTAAACGCTACAACAACTGTACGCTGGAGATACGCTATGGAAACAATATCTATAATACACAGATTGACATAGTGGATAACGACGGCTTGGTAATAGCCTTCTACTCCGATGGCTATTTCTACGACAGTACATGTAAGCAACAAGTGGAATTATTCTAAGGCAAATAGATTGTGGGTTAGGACAGCCCGGAAAGATGGGCGGGCGATTAGTTCAGGCAGGTAGAACAGGCGAAACTTATCCATAGAAGCCATTGTCCCCGGTTCGAATCCGGGATCGCTCACAAGTAAGTAACAACAATAACGGATTAAAACAGATATAGAAATGAAGAAACGAATCATAGTTGAGCATGGGGAGGTAAAGCGGATCGCTTTACTGATGAACTGCACCTACGAGATGGTGTCGCATTCGCTGGCTTACCGGAAGGATACCAAGCTGGCGAAGGCGATCCGGAAAATGGCTTTGATGCGTGGTGGTGTCGAAGTGGGTGACGAACCGGTAAATGATACAAGCCATGAGGAAGAATTTGTTAAAACCGTTTGAAGGTGAATTTGTCTGGTGGCACACCCTTACCGGAAAAGAAAAGCTGTATGTCGTTTACTTCCTGCTCAGTTTTACCTTGATGGCGGGATTGACGGACGGCAATTCGATTTGGGTGATGTTTTTGGCAGTATTGAATTTCGGCAATTCCGTGCGGCTGATAAAAAGAGTGCCGATAGACAAACTGGAAGATTTTTAGTAAGCAAAACAGCTGAGTGATGGAATATTTCGAAAACGAACTATGTGTAACCTATGAGGAGCTTACCTCTGGCGATGATCCTGTTATAAAGTATAGTACTTTAAACAGCAACATCACCAGAAAAAGAATCCGAACCGCCAAACGTGGCGGTGGCGAAGGTTCCTGCGCATTGATTATCTATTCCTCGCTCCCTGAAAAATACAAGGCCCGTTATGTGGCGAAATATGGTGATCCGGTAGAAGCATTAAAATTACAACGTATGAGAAACAGGGTGAAAATAGACGAAAAGGCAAGAGAGTTTTACGAGGCGTTCAAATACGACATGAACGGTGTTCAAACAGGGCTTAGCAAAAAACTGATAGCAGAATATACTTTGAACGCTTCGGTGTTGAATACCTTGGTGTGTGACTTGGAAGATAAGACAACCAACCGGAAGATGTTAGGCAACAGCCTCAATACCTTGTGGGAATGTGTCGCCGCCACCAGCGAGAACTTGCGCGAAATCTATGGTCATACCCTGCCGGAAAACCTTGCGCGACTGAGGGGGAAAATCCGATGTTACAAATTACAGGGATACCCTTCCCTTATCTCCGGCAAGGTAGGCAACGCCAGTACGTTGAAAATAACCGAGGAGGCAGGTCGTTTCCTGATCGCTTTGAAACGCAGCCGGGTTCCGGTTTATACCGACTCACGGATATTCGAGGAATACAACCGGGTGGCACCGGAAAAGGGCTGGAAAGAACTGAAGAGCAAACGCAGCCTGACGATGTGGTTTAACCGTCCGGAGATACAGCCGCTTTGGTGGGACGCCGTACATGGCGAGATGTCGGCGCACCAGCGTTTCGGCCGCAAGCACCGTACGGAACTGCCTTCACGCCGCGACACGCTTTGGTATGGCGACGGTACGAAACTGAACTTGTATTATCAGGACGAGAACGGGGATATGCGCACCACGATGGTATACGAGGTGGTGGATGCCTACAGCGAGGTTCTACTGGGTTATTACATCAGTGATCACGAGAACTTCGAGGCGCAATATAACGCCTACCGCATGGCCGTGCAGGTTAGCGGGCACAAGCCTTACGAGATCGTGCACGACAACCAGGGCGGACATAAGCGGCTGGAGAAGGAAAAGGGAAAGAAAGAGCCCGGTTTCTTTGATCTGATCTGCCATGTGCACCGCCCGACAGCCCCCTATAGCGGGCAAAGTAAGACGATAGAGAGCATCTTTAACCGTTTCCAACAACAGGAATTGAATAAGGACTGGCGGTTTACCGGTATGAACATTACCGCCAAAAAGGAGAGCAGCCGTCCGAATTTGGAGTTTGTCGAGGCGAACAAGGACAAACTTTTCACTTTGGAGGAACTGAAAGCCCACTACGCTGAAGCACGCAAGGCCTGGAACGAGGCCAAACATCCGGCGACCGGGATTCCCCGCATTGAGATGTACGAAAAAAGTGTAAACGAGGAGACGGACGTGGTGACGGTCTATGACATGGTGGATATCTTTTGGATATGGACGAAAAAGCCTGCCACCTTCACTGATTCGGGCATAGAGATCACCATCGGCGACAAGAAACTGTCTTACGAGGTGTACGAGCGTCCCGGCGTGCCCGATCATAAATGGCGCATGAAAAATACCTATCGCCGGTTCTATGTCAAGTATGATCCGAACGACCTTCGCGGTATTCGCCTGTATTGGGAGGACAATGCCGGTGGCCGGCGGTTCGAACGGGTGGCCGAGCCTTATATGGTCATCCATCGTGCCTTGCAGGACCAGACGGAGGGCGAGGCCGCCTTTATACGTCGGGAACAGGAAGCGAACATTCAGGATCGTATCGACCGTCAGGTGATTGCCAAAGAAATAGAATATGCCTACAATGTAGCTCCGGAACAGCACGGTCTGAGTACACCGAAACTGAAAGGTGTAACCGCCGAGGTGCAACGTGAAATCGACCGCCGTACAGGGAAGTATAGCCGGAATCCGGAAGAATATCGTATCGGTCGTGCGACTAAGAAAGCCAGCCTCCTTACCTGGGATCAACTGAAGGAGAATAAGGTTGTTGACATGCGCAAGGTGGCAGGCAAACTGTAAAGCAGCAAGAAATTATAATCTATAAAATATAAACGATATGAACGAACTAAGTACCAAAGAAAAGGACGTGATCCGTGAGGCACTCCGGACATACGTCGCCAAATATCCGAGCCAGAACAAGGCAGCTGGCAGCTTGAAGAACACCAGTGTCGGCACGATCAGCAGTATCATGAACGGCAAGTATGAGAATATCTCGGACGAGATGTTCCGTAATATCGCCTCACAGGTAGGCTGTCGGTCGAAAGATACCGGCTGGCAGATCGTGGAGACGTCCGCCTATCAGGAAATCCGTTATGCGCTGGATGATGCCCAGCGCTGGCGTAACGTGACGTGGGTGGTCGGCGAGGCCGGATGCGGAAAGACGACGACGGCGCGCCTTTACACGGAAGAGCACAAGGAGGTTTTCTACATCCTTTGCTCCGAGGACATGAAGAAGGGTGACTTCGTGCGTGAGATCGCCCAAAAGGTCGGGATCAAGACGGACGGGCACAATATCCGTGAGATCTGGGGCCTGATCCTGGACGACGTGATACAGATGGACGCTCCGCTTTTGATCTTCGACGAGGCGGACAAGCTGACCGAGCCGGTGTTCCATTATTTCATTAGCATGTACAACAAGCTGGAGGATAAAAGCGGAATCGTTTTCCTTTCCACCGACTACATCAAGAAGCGCATCAGCCTCGGTTTGCGCCATCAGAAACCCGGATATAAGGAGTTTTTCAGCCGCATGGGGCGTAAATACTTCGAACTGGAGGAAACGACCGCCGGCGATGTCTACTCCATCTGCGTGGCCAACGGCGTGCAGGACAAGAAGAAGATCGAGGAGGTGATCCGGGATGCCGAGCCGTGCGACTTCGACCTTCGCCGCGTGAAGAAGGCAATCCACCGAGCCAAACGGATGGGTGAGTAAAATAGCGTTTTAATAACATTCAAACACCGTTCAAAAGATATGAAACGAGCATTGAGCGTCCGGGATATACTGGACAAAAAATATAATACTTTCCCCTTCGAGGGAAAATGGAAGGAGGCGTTCGGAACACCGGAGCGTGTCGGCGTGTGGTTTATCTGGGGAAACAGCGGTAACGGTAAGACGTCGTTCGTCATGCAACTTTGCAAGGAGCTTTGCAAGTATGACCGGGTAGTTTACAACAGTCTGGAAGAGGGCGCGTGCCTGACGGTACAGAACAACCTGAAGATGCACGGCATGTCGGAAGTAAGCCGTCGGCTGGCATTCATACAGGAGGACATGGAAGCGTTAAAAGCCCGCTTACGTCGCCACAAGAGTTACAACATCGTGGTGGTTGACAGCTTCCAGTACACCCGCATGAGTTACCGTGACTACATCGCGCTGAAAGAAGCCTTCCCCGGCAAGCTGTTCATCTTCATCAGCCATGCCAAAGGCAAGAACCCGAAAGGCGACGCAGCCGAAAGCGTGATGTATGATGCCACGCTGAAAATATGGGTCGAGGGAGGAAAGGCTTTCAGCAAGGGACGGTTTATCGGTGAGACCGGCGAGTATGTCGCCTACCCGAGGCTGGCCGAGGAGTATTGGAGTGACAATGGGACAAAAGCGGTGGACCATGAATAAGAAAAGGATTTACCAGTTAGGCATGGAGCCGCAATACGCCGCACATGTGCTCCTGCTCTGGAACGAGGGCGAATATCCCGGTGACATCCGGGTACGGCGTGCCAAGACCGCCGGTCTGATAGTCGTCGAGGTCGAGGAGTTGGAGCTGGCTGACAAAATCGTGAACGCCACCCGTTGCAAGGTGGCGATAAAGGAAGTCGAACAACATAAATAACAGGATTATGGATGAAGTGATAGAAGCAATCGTAAACGACGCGGTGGAAAGAGCAACGGCCTTTTCCCCCGGCGACCAATCATTCATTTACAGTGAGGTATCAGACCGCCTGTCGGATTTATCGCATACGGCACTGATGACCGAGTACGGATTTAAAGAGGAGGATTTCGAATGAGCAGGAACTACGCACGTTTTTATATCCTCTTGAACCGTCTGCCCACGGAGGATAAGGACGAGTTGAAAGCCTCGCTGGTCAGCCAATACACCGGAGGACGCACCGAATCGCTCCGGGAAATGACCGTTAACGAGTACGACGCCATGTGCGAGGACATGCAGCGTATGGATGAGAATTACAAGGCGCGGGAAATCTACCGTGAGCAGCTGCGGCAGAAACGCTCCACGGTGCTGAAGTTGATGCAAAAGCAGGGCATTGACACGACCGACTGGAACCGGGTGGACGCCTACTGCCAGAATCCCCGGATCGCGGGCAAGAAGTTCGCCCGGCTGACGACCGGGGAACTGGATACGGTGGCCATCAAACTCCGGATCATCCAAAGGAAAGAGAGGGAAAAGAACACGGATTATTCACAACTAAATTAATTAAAGCTATGACAGAAGAAAGAAAAGCCGTTGAAATGACGGACGAAGAACTGAAACAGTTTGAGGCGTTCAAAGAAGAACAGGCCGCGAGGAAAGCCAAGGAACAGGCCAAACGTGATCGCGAGGCCTATAAGGAATTGGTGGACGAAACCATCGAGGGGGCGATCCCATTGCTCCATGACCTCAGCCAGGGGATCAAGGAAACGAAATTGGCGATATTGAACGACTTTCGCAGCGTCATCAATATGAAGGCGGAAGTATTGAAGTTGAAAAAAGACGGCCAACGTACAGACACCTTTACCAATTCCGCAGGTGACAAGCGTATCACCGTAGGGTATTATGAGACCGACGGCTACCGCGACACGGTGGAGGACGGTATCGCCATCGTGAAGGAGTATATCGAGGGGCTTGCCGACAACAAGAAAACGAAGGCACTCGTAAAAATGGTACTCCGCCTGTTGGCCCGTAACGCGCAAGGAACGCTGAAGGCAAGCCGTATCGTCCAGCTTCGCAAGATAGCCGAGGAATCGGAAGACGAGCGTTTCATGGAAGGCGTGCAGATCATCGAGGAGGCCTACCAGCCGGCCATCAGCAAACAGTTCATCCGGGCCGAGGTCAAGAACGACAACGGGGCATGGATAGCGATACCATTAGGAATGACGGAGGCATGAGCAAGCAACAACACGCGCTATTGATCCAGCCGCCGCTCTTCCCGAAAGAGTGTCCTGTCGAACGGGTCGAGTTCGGCGGCTTCCCCTGTAGTTATTGCCACGGCAACGGCTGGTTCTGGGGAGTGGATGATTACGGGGAGCGCATCAAACAGGATTGCCCCGTGTGTAAAGGGAATAAACGTCTGAAGGCGGTCGTAACTATCGCCTGGCAGCCGGATGAAACAGGTAAGAACAGATAATCGAAATGAATATGAGCAACATTTTAAACAAATTCAGAAGAAAACCGGCGGAACCCGCCAAGACGGAATCCCCGGCTCCCAAACGTGAAAAGACGATCCCACCGCATATCGTGGTCTGCAAGGTCTGCGAGGGCAAGGGGACGAAAGAGGGCGCGACCTGCCCGCAGTGTAAAGGTTCCGGGCGTGTGATCGTATCGTGTGAGGTAACAACTTATGTATCGGCTTACGTGCCAGAAAACGATTAAAAAGAATCAGTCATGGAAGAAAAAGTAAGAATAGTAATGGAATTGGATAAGAACGTAGTTCAGACAGCGTGTTTTTTAGCTAATATAAACCTGTCGGATGAAGTCTGGCAGAAAATGGTTGCAGAACCAATTCTTTTCCCCACGGAACTTGCGGGAGAACAAAAAAAGGAAATGGAATTGGGAATGGCAATGGCCGCTTTGGGTTTAACACTACAAAAACAGGAGGAAACAGAATAATTATGGGTTATGATTTAATACCAAAGAAAAAGGGGGTCGATTGTAAAAGCGGAATGATATTTACATGGCCCGTCATACTGAACGAAACCGGTGCTTGCTACCTGTTCGGCTATGGGGACCACACATTTTCTCCGGGAAAATATATTTATGACGGTTCCCGGAAAGATGGCAGTCCGGTAAGCAATGACGGATTTGAGGTCACAAAAGAAGAAGCCTGTATCATGGCGAGGCTCTTTAGGGGGTATGTCTCTGTAAAAAGGGGGTTGAAGGAAGAATGGGACCAGCTGTCGGAACAGGCACAAATCAAGATCAAATCCATGTTAGGGGAAAAAGCGGAACCACCGGCTGAAGAGTTCTTACATAAGATAGAAATGCTGGCAGATTTCTGTGAACAGTCGGAAGGCTTTAATATCTGTTGAATATGAATGCGACAGATCAAGCCAAATTATGCAAGGCTGGTTATACCATACTTCGCCGGATGGATTATCCTTCTCCATGCATAAAATTCAAAAGTGAAGCCAATCCGCATAGCTGGAAAAGATACGGCGATTATTACCCCAGCAAAGCGGAAAGGGACAGGAGCATGAAACGTTTATTGCAAAGCAACGATATAATAGAGGATTGAATTATGAACATGAAAGATTTAGGACTGGTTCCCAGTGTGGCACAATGCGTCAAAGATGCTGAAGGAATGGCGGAATTTATCAAGGAACAAATCCCAAGATTGAGAAGCAGAGTCAAAAAGCGGCAAAGTAAGAGAAGCCTTGAGTTTTTCGAGGCGGTGGTTTACCACTTGAAACGATTGCAACGGCTGGAATCGATGAAATAACCGGATAATAATTATCAAGCGGCGGGAAGTACAAAAAGCTGTCCCGCCGCTTGTTTTTTGGGGTGATTGATTTAAACAAACTTAAAAACCGTCTGTTCCAAACAAACTTAAAGGCCGATGCCGCCTTGAAATACGGTATAAAGCTGTACTTTTGTATTAAATACATTGATTCTATGGCCAAAGGACGAGATAAACAGCTGATCAGAAAACGGGATGAAGCCTTGTGCCGCCGCTACTATTATTGGACGGAGGCGCAGAGCGTCCGCTTCGACCGTGCCCTGAAGATCCTTTCCGAGGAGTTCTTTTTGTCGGAGGAGCGCATCATGGCCATTATCCGTGAACGCAGCAAGGTCGATCCGGATATCCACCCGGTCCCCAAAGTCCGTGCGCCCCGTTTAACCTTCAAGCAGCTTTCCCTGTTCACGGACGATGCCGGCTATCCAATAGCGCGGATTCATCGCGATAGCTGAACGAGAACACAAATTCATACACCTTGATGTTTCCGGGCAGGGTATAATCCCGGCTTTTGACTCTGACCAGTTCGTCCATGTTCCGGCAGAACCGGAAGTTTTGCAGTGTCCGGTATAGTTTCCCGGCCATTTCCATGCGCTCCTTGATACGCCCGGTCGTTCCGCTTCCGATGTGGGTATCGTGGTAACAGTCGATGCCCAGCCGGACGGTCAATGTTATTTCCCCCGCCTGCGTCCCCATTCCGATGTCTTTCCAGTCCGCCTCGGTATTTCCCACCAGTACGCATGGAAACGTCACCGGATAAAAATCCTCGTTTTCCGAATCCATTCCTTCCAGTTGGCCGTAGTCCTCGTCGATGTAGGCTATTTCCGGCATTTCATTTTCTATCCTTTTCAGGATTGCGATGTACAGTTCCTCCATGTTGTTTATTTTAAAATGTTCCTTATTTCCGTTTCGACGGTTTGCCCGATTTGTTTGTTCAATTCCGTGCTTTCACCGATAAACTGGCGTTGGGGGATTTTTACCTTCAGCTTTTTCTTCCGGGTAAGGGCGAGCCCTTTCCACATACCGGCTTCCGGCGGCAGTTCCCGTTGCCTTGTTTTCCCCTTTCTTTTACTCTTGGCGGCCTTTTTTCGTATGCCTGCCGCCTTGTAATACATCGCCCACGCGAACTTCCGCATCCGGGGTGTCACGGTCGGACGCGTCTCGCCTCCCCAGTTATGCGGCGGGGCGTATTCCACGTCGTTGGCCACCCTGACGCGGTAGTCTCCCGGCGTATATTTGACGGATGAGAACAGATGGTTGCGTCGTGAGAGCAGCGGGCCGTAACCTGCCGCCGCAGACTTTGAGCCGGACCGCTGGCGTTTTGTCACCGGCCAGCGCCGCAGGCCGCCATTGACAAAGCCTCCCTTGCGGAAGTTGTCCTGGTAATGGTCTTTGGCCATGCGTCCCACCTTGACGGGCAGCTCGCGTCGCATGAGCGTGTCCAGTTCCTTCCGCTTGGCCTTGAGCAAGGCTGAAAAATCTTTTATATCCATAATTTGGTAGTTTGAATAATTGCCAGTACTTTTACTGGCGACTGTTACCCATATCATTTTCGGGCAAAATAAAGATTCCGAGTTTTATTTTGAACAAGATACAAAGAATGGCCCCTATGGTGGCCGGAACGAAAGGACCGGCGACTCCCTACGCCCAACGTATGTAGTGACAGTCACACCTACGGGGGCTTTTTCTTTTATCGCAATTCTTTTGGAAGTATGACTGTCGAAAAGAATTTGATTGAACTCGCAAGAGTGGACGGCAAAGACCTGATCTTTGAGCGTCACGGTGACAAATGCTGGATTAACCTTACACGTATCGCACAGCAATTCGGTAAGAAACCTGACGACTGGTTGAAGACCAAATCGGCACAAGAGTATCTCGAAGTAGCAAGAAAGAGAATGAAGTGTGGTGAAGATATTCGAAACACTCAAGAAAGTGAATCGAAAATATTCGAAACACAAATTGAGCCTATTATTATTCGTAAAGGAAACACCTCTGAATACGAACAAGGAACATGGGCTACAGATACACGAGTGGCGAGACGATTCTTCCAGTGGCTCAGTCCTGAATATGCATGGGAAGTGGATGATTTCCTTGACCGTATAGCCCGGGGCGAACTGATAGTGAATGACAGTAGCCTGTTCCGTCTGGGTGGCGAGCAGTGGGTAAGTTGTACTGAATACTGCAAGGCGTTCGGAAAGTCCATGCACTCTTTCTATGGTCTGAAAGGCAATTATCCCCAATCTTTCTGCAACTGGAAAGGGCAGTGGTACATGAACCACCGGCTTTTCGTCATGAAGGAAATACAGGCACGGTTTGAGGACCGCCGTACCGAGTTGCGCGGCCAAGGGGACAAACGCCAGCTTTCCATCCACTTTCCTGATGAAGCCTGCATGACGGAACTTTTTTCCAAGGAACAAAAATGATGTCATAGGTTTGTACATTGCAGATTAATTTGTATTTTTGCCACAGAAGGGATAGCTTAAAAAGCGTGGCCTTGGATTGCAGTTCCAAGGATGCTGCTTTCAGGTTATCCTTTTTTGTTGGATAAATATTTTAAAATGTTATCGCTGTCAGACACACTGTGCAATTTGACACTTCCATCGATCAGCTCTCTTACGATAACCCAGCTCTTCTCCCCGTGTATGGTGATTTCGAACAGGTGCATTGTAATGTCCGGGTCATGTTTGTCCGGCCCGTATCCTATATAATTTGATTCCGCGATGACATTTTCAATTACCGGCAGCAAGGCGTTTTTCTCCGTAATCCATTTATGGGGCTGGTTAAGCCACTCCTTGATACTTGCCATGCTGACAACGATATCCTTTCCAAAATCATTGTTATGAAGCGTCCGGGATGTTAAGAACCTTGCTTGTTCCTTAATTTCCGCACGTTGCCTTCTCATCCGTTCCTTGTCTTCAATTTCTTCCATGAGTTTTTCCACCGCTTCCCCAGCTCCCGGATGGGCGTTGACTACATACGGATGCTTGTCCGAGAACAGTCTGGCGTCCTTGCCCGGATTGTTCTCCAGCCCGTCCTGCGGCTTGTCGGCGGGATCGGAGTCGGGTAGGGGGGTAGGCTCCTCGTCCGTGGATGAGAGGGAACACTTGCAGTTCCATCGGTCGCCCGGCCGGTGGTTATTCCAGAACGGGTCGTCAATGGGCCGTATTGTTCCCCAGAACCGGCGGTGGTCGGCTCCCGGATGCAGTGAGGTGGACGGCATCCATTTCAGGTTGGGCAGCACGTCCTTCTCGCGTTCGAACTGTCGCCAGTCGGCGGCCTGGTGTGCCCGGATTATCGCCGTATCGTATTCGGTCTCCAGCCACTGGTAGATTTGATGGTCCGCGATGGGCATGACCTCTTTCGCCCACCGTTCGAACGGTTTTAAAACGCCGTTCGAATCGAGCAGCAGTGCGGCCATGTCGTTCTGCATCCGGTGTACCTTGAAGGCGGCGAACACGGCGTTGTTTCGTTTCAGTTCCTCGTAGAAGTCATGATCCGGATCATCTGCCGGACGCTTTCCGAACCCTTTGTCGGTGGCGATGTCGAGCGTATCCCAGACGGCACGGAACATCTGAAGCTCGATGTCCGTCATGGGGTGGAAGTCCTTTTCGTAGATGCGGCGCACGAACGCCTCCAGTACATCCCGGTCAAAAGTGAAACCGGAGGATACCTCGCCTGCGGCATCCCGGTAAAGAGTGTCGACTACCAGTTTAAAGCCGCCCCGTCTTTGTGCGGGGCGTGGTCGAAAAAACTCTTTAGCCACGCCATGAAGTTCCTTTTCTGTCTCCCCGTGGGGGCTTCATCCTCTTTGTCCGGCTTTTCCTCGGGCTTTTCTTTTTTGCCTTCTGGCGGAACGGGCGAGGCCGGTGTTTGTGTCTTTTGGGCGGCTTCCGCTTTCAGCCGCTTGTAGTTCTTCGGTTTCTCTATGCCGAACTTTTCGTAGAGAAAATCGTCATCGATGGGCAGGTTGAAGTCCCTTTTCAGGGTGGAGAGGACAGTCATTTCGGTTTTTGCGTCCGTTTCCTTCTGCTCGGGGAAACAGAACTTCCCGCCCGCCGTATCGATACCCACCCTCTGGAAGATGTCGGTCATGTCGTAGTTAAGCACGTTCAGCAGGAAACGGCAATCCGACTTCAGCTTTTTGTCCTCCACCTTCTTGTGTACCGTTCCCAGGGCCTGTGTCCCGGTCTTGGAGGCTTCCGTGGTCAGCGTGTTGCCCAGTACCAGTTTCGATATCTCGCTGTTGCAACGCTCGCAGAGTTTGTCGTATAGGTCCGCCGATCCGCTCTTGTTTCCCGCTTCCCTGAGGTTCAGTTCCGTGTCCTTGCCATGAATGAACACGCCCAATGATCCGATACCCGTCGCGTCCTCGATGGCGCGCTGGCGTGCCTCGTCGTCGTCTGTCTCGTAGGTGTACTCCTGTATGGGCATCCCGAAGACTTCGGCGAACTGCGCCCAGTCGGCCATGTCGTTACGCTTGTAGATGACCCACGGCGCGGCCTTTGCCAATAGCCCCATATCGTCCTTGTCCCCGACAAAGAGCAGGTCGGGGTATTCATCCCACGGGGTTCCCGTGATGTCCGTCTGGTGGCGTAATATGAGGCGGCGCACGGGGTCGGCGTGCTTTCGGGGGATCAGGTCGTAGTTGATCCACGGCCCTTCGCGGTAGAACTGCATGAGCGAGAATCCCCACCAGCGGGCGGCAAGGATATCCTCGATGCAGCGCCGGAACCACGGCGACTGCAACTGCTCGTTTATGCGCTCGTCCGGTTTCCCGTCGCGCTGGAACTCTATGTCCAGTGCCAGCACGGCCTCGACCCTTTTGTCGATGACGCTGGACAGGTGCGTGTCCATCAGTATGTCGCTGTACAGGTCGTACAATTTGAACCGGCGTGAGTAGTCCCCGTTCTCGAAAGCGCGGATGGCCGCCGTCATGTCGGCGATGTCGATGCCGAAACGTCTGGGCTGCGTGAGTACGATGGTCTGCGTGCCCGTGATGCCCGGCCGGCGCAAGTTCCCGCCTACGGTGATGCGCCCTGTATTTTTCTTTCTTCTTCCCATGATTTAAAAATGGTTTGAACGTTTACGGTTGCTTTTTATGATAAAGCCGGAGCGTGTCCGGCGTTCTTCCTGCGGTAGCAGCGGCGCGCCGTCGATGCTGATGTCCCCGGCCGCCACTGCCTTCATCCACTCTACGGCCCGCTCGTAGCGGTCCTTGCGCGTTTGGGACAGTTTCTGTGGGTTGTGGATGCAGAAGATGTGGTACACCGTGATGTCGATGGCCATCATCAGCACCAGTTGGTTGCGTTCGTCTCCTGTCATCGAGAACAGCTTGTCGCAGTCGTACCTTCGCGACAGGTAGCCCCGCATATCGGTGACGGCACGGTCCTCACATATCTCCACGATGGACTCGTCCTCGCGTGTTAACGCGTCCAGTATCTCGCGGTGGATGCTGGCGTCATAATCTGTCAGTTCGATAAATTGGCTCATTGTCTGTACTTGTTATTTTTGCGCAACACGCTTCGGGCGATCTTCTTTGCCGGTTCCATGTCGCGCTGTTTACGGTCTATGATACGGTTCCCGCCTTCCACGCAGTCCGGACCGTCTACCGGGTAGGTCAGGGAGAGGTTGAACAGGCGGAACTGGTCGGCCATCCTCTTCATGTGCGGATTGTCCCGTTCCGCCTCGTTAAAAATGAGGTTCCCTTCCCGGTTGAGCGGTTCGAGGTTGGCTTCGATACGGGTGGCCTTGTCTGTTTTCTTGTCCTCGTCGCCTCTGATGTAGAGTTCCACGCCCTGCTCGCGGCGCACCTTTCTGACCAGTGGCTGGAACACCTGCTGGAAGAAGGGGTCTTGCAATTTGTTGTTCTCCATGTAACAGTACACGGGGCATCGTCCGCCTACGAAATCCAGTAGCTGCACGTACCACTGGATGAACTCCGCGTTCAATCCCCGGTCGAGAAATGCCTTGATGACATATAACCGCCCGCTGATTTTTCCCAGGAGGCAGAGCGCCTTTGTGGAGCTCTTCTTGCTTTTGTTCTCGCCCGGTGAGGGGTCGCCGTAGATGACGAGGAACTTGAATTTGGAGAGGGCGGGCACTTTCCCGTAGGCGATCTCCTGGAACACCTCGCCGTCGGCCACCGGGTTGTTGAAAAACTCCTTCTGGGCGGCGGACGCGCTGACCAGGGATAGGAACAGGTCGATGTCCTCTTCCGAGTTCTTCTCGGGCCATGAGGATACGCCGTTTTTACCCCGTATGTTGATGATATCCACATGCCCGATGCCCTTCG